AAGTAGTTCCAACGAACCAACCTCCAATAGCAAGGTAAGCACAAGGTAGAAGTAGAAGACCAGACCATCCGATGAATACGAAACGATCTCTCTTCAACCAGTCATCAAGAACATCAAACCAACCCCTAGTGGGTGCTTGTAAGGTAGATGCTACCATTAATTTCTCCTATGAAAAAGGCACCCGAAGGTGCCTAGATTTATACCAGTTATATAATTAACCGATCGCTGGTGCTGTTAAAGCAACAGTTGTTGACTCTGCTGATGCAAGGTCAAGTGGGAAGTTGTGTGCATTTCTTTCATGCATTACTTCCATTCCCAAGTTTGCTCTGTTAAGTACATCGCCCCATGTTGGTACAATTTTACCGTTTCCGTCTACGACAGACTGGTTGAAGTTGAAACCGTTAAGGTTGAATGCCATTGTGCAGATACCCATGGATGTTAACCATACGCATACTACTGGGAACACTGCTAAGAAGAAGTGTAGAGAACGAGAGTTGTTGAATGATGCATACTGGAAGATCAATCTACCAAAGTATCCATGAGCAGCAACAATGTTGTATGTCTCCTCTTCTTGTCCAAACTTATATCCGTAGTTCTGTGATTCAGTTTCTGTTGTCTCTCTAATTAAAGAAGATGTAACAAGTGAACCGTGCATTGCTGAGAATAGAGATCCTCCGAACATTCCTGCTACTCCTGCCATGTGGAAAGGATGCATTAGGATGTTGTGCTCTGCTTGGAATACAAACATGAAGTTAAATGTACCTGAGATACCTAGTGGCATTCCGTCTGAGAAAGATCCCTGACCGAAAGGATACACTAAGAATACTGCGAATGCAGCAGATACTGGTGCTGAATATGCTACACATATCCATGGTCTCATGCCTAGTCTGTATGATAGTTCCCACTGTCTACCCATGTATGCTGAGATACCGATAAGGAAGTGGAAGATTATCAACTGGTAAGGACCACCATTGTATAACCATTCGTCTACTGTTGCTGCTTCCCAGATTGGGTAGAAGTGTAGACCTATTGCGTTTGAAGATGGTACAACTGCTCCTGAGATTATGTTGTTACCATATAAGAAAGAACCCGCAACTGGTTCTCTGATTCCATCAATGTCCACAGGTGGAGCAGCGATGAAAGCGATTACGAAACATGCTGCTGCTGCGAGCAAACATGGGATCATTAGGACACCGAACCAACCAACATATAGTCTGTTGTTTGTTGATGTTACCCATTCGCAGAATTCGGACCAACCTGATAGGAGTCCCTGCTCTCTGCGTGCAGAAGTGTTTAGAGTTGTCATTAGTAAGACGGTAAATAGGGCATCAGGGAAGATGCGATATTTATTTCCAGCAATCCCTCACTACTGGATATGAAAGACTAAGTATTATACTGCCTACGAAGGTCTTGGTTGGGGGCAGTTTGTAGTTAGGGTTACGATAATTTCGGGTCCTTCCTAATAGATTGTGTGGATTTCGCCACCTCTCTCTTGATATTTATATTAACAAAACTTTACAGAAAAGTCAATAAGTATATATACTTAACTTTTCTCGTGTTTCCAAGTGTCGTAGGCATCTTTTATCTGTGTCCAAAGATACGTCTGACCCTTCTCGTGGTACTCATCTACTAAGTCTTTACAGAGTCCACTCTCTACATATTCGTGACAGAATGTATAAACATCTTTGTCGATGCTTACTTCAAAGAACATAAGTGCACCCAATGCAAAGCGTCTCTCTTCGAGACGCTCGGGTGTGTATCTCCACTCATCAATCATAACGATACATCCTGATTTGTTTTTTGTTGTCTGTTGTTTGACATATATGTTGTAGGAATTGTGCCTTGTGCTTAGACAAGTTAGTGTAGTGGTTTAATTTAATCCACTCACCATCCTTGTTATATTCTAGTGCAAAACGTTCCATCGTGCAACTAAACAACTGTTTTATTTATTATACTGCGTAAACTGGAAGTCCCTGTATTGCAGTGAAACTTGTTAAGCATAGAAATGCTATGTATGGTAGTGCCTTTGTCATGCTGCTGCTCCGTAAACTGGTTGTAATATTCCACCACCTTGATCGTTGTCATCATCATCCCCATCGGTGGCGCGAAGGAATAATTCAAGCAATACTAGGGCACCTACTGGATAGAAGCACCATAGGATTGCTTGGAATGGAGAGATGTCCACTTATACAAAACCAGGAATGAGTTGTCCTGTTGTTAAGTAAGCACCGATGCCTGCAATAATACCAAGCATTGCGAATCTGCCATTGAGTTTCTCAGCAACTATCTTTTGCTGTTCGATTTCTTTTTTGTTTGCTGGGTACATTAGAATATACCTGGGATGATTTGTCCTGTTGTTACGTATGCGCCAACTGCTGCTACGAAACCAAGCATTGCTGCCCAACCGTTAAATCTTTCTGCTTCTGGTGTCATGATAGTGTTCCTTTTGTGTAACGTTTTTGTGTTTGTTTGATAAAGTTGTTCTTCAAGTAACTCGTACATTAGAATCCGAGTAGTCCGAAGAAGAAGAAGTTGCCTGTGATAGCATATGATGCAAACCCAGTAACAAGTCCGATCATAGCAAGTCTGCCATTGATTTGTTCTGCATTTAGACCATAACCTTTGTAAGACTCATCAAGATATGGACGAGGTTCAGTTGGATACATGTTCTGTCTGCCACCTGATTCTGTTACTACGTTTGTTGTCATTTGTTTAGTTTTATTAAGAACTGTTACAATTATATATAATTTCTTAATATTTGTCAACCCCTATGTGCCTGTTCGGTAACCGTCACACCCTCTGGGTAAAGTTGATTCCCTCCATGTGATCGTACTCGTGCTGGAATATTCTTGCCATCAGTCCTTCCATCTTGACTTTATGTGTTACTTTGTCTTCGTCCTCAAACTTTACCACGATACCCCATGGTCTTTCTATGTTAAGGAATGTCTCTGGATAGGATAGACACCCCTCCTCCATAGTTTGTTTCTTATCATACTCTTTAATGATCTTAGGATTGAACACCACAATGACTTGCATGGTCTCTATGTCTGACACCATAGCAAATGCTCTCTCTGATATACCAATCTGATTAGCAGATAGACCTACACCTTTATGATGCAGCATGCTCTCCACTAATGTCTGTGCTAACTCAGATCTATCTAAGTTGTATGAGCAATTATTAACCCTCCGTGAGAGGAGGGTGTCTGTGTTTTCTATTAAGTCTTTAATCATCTTGTTTCCTGTATGCGTGTACCTCAGGGTCAGGGTCTAACCACTTGGTGTATTCAAAGTCTTCCATAGCAGTCTCTATCTGCATAGCATTGTCACATAGGTACATGTCTTTGAACCTACCTGATGTGCCTAACTTCTGTATCCTGTAATCGGATGTGCCATTGTCTAGGACCCCTGCATCGACGTAGCGGTAAGGTGCCCTTTCCATAAGAACGATTGGTGTCATGAAAACTTTTCCTAGTCTTGGCATATTCTAGCACGTTAAATGAAATGATACCACCCTGTTGCTATAAGTTTATCTAATGTATCTGATTTGCGTCCCTTATGATGGTACGTCCAGTCTGCTGGCCAGATAACAGTTCGTCCTTTTTTAGCATCAACATACTTTTCTTGATGGAACCATTCTGTGCCACCGTCAGGAACATCATTCAGATAAGTCATCCATACCATGTGTCGATATGTGTTTGACCTTGCAGAACTTTGACGTTCACAGTGCCACATGTGGTAACCTCCACCTGGGTTATAATGTTGTAGGTTGAAGAACTCTTCCATCTCCCACCCATTTGTTTTGGTAACCAGTGGAAAAATGTCAGCGTAATTATTCATTACCCTGTTTACTTCCGCTGTAAAGTTTTTAACTCTCTTGTCGGTGATCCCTATAAAGACAGGATTGTCTACGGAATCTTTTATCTCTTTGTTAACTAGACCACCACCTTGGTCGTCTATGGTTTCTCCTGCCCACTTCTCAAAGATGTCTTGGGTGTGGTAGAAATCTACCATACCATCTACAACACTTTCATCTATCTGTTCATGGTATATAAAGTCAGTGCGAGGGTAAGCAACCTTACCATCATAATATATTGGGTCAGGTTTAAAATTCATTGCCATGCTGGTCCAAGAACCCATCCTACTAATGAGTGTCGTATACCTGAGGTTACAGGTGCGACTCCATGATGGTCATCGGAGTGGAAGAAAATCATCTGTCCTTTCTTTAAAGGTACAGTTTGATTGATGAGTTGAAAGTCTCCACCTTCAAAGTCATCGTTGAGTAACAGTGTGAAAGATATCTTTCTTATCTTCCCACTCTCTCTCTTTTCTATGTGCCATTCAGACTCGTCTTGGTGCCAGTCGTAATGATCTCCTTCTTTATAACGTGTGAGTTGAAGAGGTTCTAGAAAGTCTACGAAGAAATTCCAGTTCGCTGCTTTGTTCACCTTCATTACATAATCTAAAACAAGATCGTCTAAGTCTTTATCCTGTACGAATATTACATCC